ATTTGCGGCGGTCTCCAGATTCTAGGTAGTGGGGGTACCCTCCCAGGAAAATTTTTCCTTTTGTTTTTGTTTGGAGGCGGGGGTGGGATTCGAACCCACGGAGGCCTGGACCTCAGCGGTTTTCAAGACCGCCCCGTTCGACCGCTCTGGCACCCCGCCATTATGACTCAATCCATGTTCGTGACTGTGCGTATCATCTCGGGCTGGTACTTCACCACGGCCTGAACGGTTAGCCCTCGCGGATCATGTGTGATGTTCCCGAAAGGTTGCCAGCCATCAGCGAGTAGCGCCTTGATCCTGGTTGTCATCTCAGCCGGTCCCCTTGTGCGTATCACGTCATAGTCTATGATCTTTCTCATTCAGTCGGCTCCCCATCCGTTTCTGAGTTCGTAAATACCAATCCTATGAGTGAGCCCATCCACTTGACCACGAAGGGTAACAACCAGATCCTTGAGCCCCGCTTCAATATTCACGATCTTAAAGCGCCTGCCATCTGGGGATTTTATCACCGACCCCTTGACCATCGTGTTTTGTGGCCTCGATTCCTTCAGCCGCTCAATGTTCTCACGCGCCAAGTCTTCAGCATCCATCTTGGGCATCACAACCTGAGATTCCGGCACCACCCATTTCCCGTCCCTTAAGACGGCGCGTGGATTTGGCATGTCATCGACAATCACGGCGTCCAGCATCTCCTTTTGGTATGGCTTGATATTCAATGCGCCAAGCCCCCAGCTATTTCCTGGATGATAGACATAATAGCCACCCTTCCATTCCTTCAGCTTTGGCTTCATGTGCTTGATCCAATCCTCGGACATGGATCTTCTTTTCTCTTCCTCACGTCTGTTGAGCGCCCTAATAAGTACCACACCCAAGGCGCCAATCAATGTACCAAGCCCCAGGAATACCGATGCGCATAATAGCTCATTCATCACTCCCCGCCTTTCTTCATCATATCCCACATTTCCTTCTGAACGCCTTCCCATTCCTTTTCGACACGTTCCCACCTGTCCACGGTTTCTTTTGGTACGTCGAACCGTGGTCCTGCGTGCTGGAGATACCTTCCTCTCAGCATGAACATCTCTCCTCCATAATCATCGCAAAGTTCGACGGTTATCATCTCGTCACGTTGCTTGCTCATCTTCTCGCCCCTTTCTGATCAAGTGAAAGTCCGCTATGATCCTGTCCATGTCGTCATATGGCGGGTCTGCCGCGTCGTCAAAGCATCGCTTGGCAACCACCATGCAATCACAAGCCAAGGCGTGGTGTCCTTCAGCACAGGCCATACAACTCTTAGCGAGGAAGTACATTCCAACTATCTTGCCCCATGTGGTTGGTGTCCCGTCTGCCAATGTTGCCGGGTCAGTTTTATCACGGCTGATTGAATTTTTCGTCCCTCTTCTTTGCTTCATCACGTTCTGTTACCTCCACCCCGACAATCAAGCCAATAACAAACGAAACCCATGATGCTGCCATCACCACAAACCAATTCAATTCCATCACTCGCCCCCTTCCGCCCTGGGAATCGTGTACCGAATCACCCGCAATTGCCCTACCATCACATTCACTGCGCCTTCACGGGATAGAATGAGTTCGCCTGTCACCGGGTTGACCCCAACCACGTCGTAATAGTCCAGCCTGATTTCAAGGGAATCTCCTGTCTCTAGCCACATCATCCCATGCATTGATATTGATTCTGGGGTTCCATCGGATCGGTGGTAATGTGTCCAGCGTTCTTCCAATTCCCCATTGATCCAAAGGTCGGCATGAATCCATGTTGGACTGAATAGGTCCACGATGTTCAGGTCCACATCCATGACATATGCGCCAGGGCTAAAAATGGTAATCCGCCCTATGTCTAGCTCTGTGATGGTTCTCCGCCTAAAGTCCTCTTTCCAGTTGCCGCCGATTGAGCCGGATTCAGTATCCAAAGCCCCGTTATGAATTGATATGGAGGCACCTGCCTGGGTGTCTCTCATCTGCGCTTGTGCCATGAGGCACCAAATGATTATTGCCAACGCTTTAATTCTCATCACTCATCTCCTTTCGGTGGGGCTGGGAGCGGTTGCCAAGTGTTTGGCATAAACGTCTCATAGTTTTCGCTTTTGACCCAACAAGCCCCACGGTTCACGTTCAAGAGTCCTATATGTTGGTCGAGTTTCACACGCTTATCCCAAAATACCACTCGAGCCTCTCCGGCATCTTGGTCAAGCCCGAGTATCTCCGTCCCATCCTTCGGCGCGGTCTCGATTGGTTGCCATTCGTCGGCGCGGGTGTTCCAAAGTCTTATGGTTCCAATTTCATCAAGTTTTGGGTGAATCTGATGCCCTTGAATCTCACAAAAGCAGCTTTTGCAGACTACCGAAAAGTGTCCCATGTGTTCATTGTCGATAAGTTCCGCCTTGCTCCCGCAAAATGGGCACGGTTTCAAGTCACTCATCGTTCCCCTCCATTCCGGCTTTCTTTAGTGCGTCGGTCATGTTCACCCCTGTTTTTGGGATTGGCTTTCGGTGATACATTGCACACGATTGAAGCACGCCGTTAATTCGATCTGGCCAAAGTATCTCTAGTGCTTCGCGTTTTGTTTCGTCTCTGCACGCCTCATAGTTCCAAATAATATGCAGCCACCAAACAGGGCATCCGTGTGAATGCACGCATGTATCACAAAACTCCCGTTGAGCATCTTCGCCCTCAGTCCCGTTTGAAAAGTATGCCATCTCATTCCCTTCCTTTCATCCTCACCAGAACCGCACCTTTGCGGAGCGGGCAAGACTCTGGACCGTCCTCTTGACAGCCTGCCCAAAATGAATCTTCTTTCGCCGATGGGTGGTTACACATGCAATCGTCCCACAAAAACGGACAATTATCTTCCGGCTCATCCAGGTCCACCTCGATGATTTGGGAAATTGCGAGCTTGAGTTCATCTTTTGTCTTGAGTTTGATTTGCACTTTACTCATCTGATTTCTCCTTAAACATCGGACACGCTTTTTCCATGTTTGTTTTCTGGCACCACCTTGTCGAATTTAGGACAATCGGGTTTTCGTTGATCTTGCATGACATCGGGACTTTAACACTGGAGATGTCGAACCTGCAAAAGCCATTCTGCCAATGGCCGTCAACTCCGGTCATTTCGTGTTTTGGTCCCCAGTCTGGCTCAAAGGCACACTTGGTGCAATCACTGTGGTACTTTTTCCGATTTGCCATATCCACTCCATAGAGTGGGCTGGCCGGAGCCCTGTTGTTTTTTTATATCCAATTTGATTTCGCCACGTCCGGCCACGTGACGCCAGCGTTACAATCCCGACCACTGGAGGGTATTCTTTCGGGGCACCCAAAGCGGGCACCCCTAAATTCCGGTTATCTACTCGGCCTCTTCTTTTTCCATGGACCTCCCTTCGGTTGGTTGACCTTCTGCCGTTCCCGATTTCTCGGGCGTGATCTTTGCGCGGTTGTTCCAAGTTTCGGCAAACTTTTCGGGTTCTAAGCCACCAAGGTATCCAGACATCACCCATACTTGGCAAGACTCACATAAAATACTGGCGTCATTAGTCGCCATGTCTATCTGTTTGAGTTTGGTACTCCCGCAAAATGGGCATGGTTTCAAATCTTCCATCACTACCACCCCTTTCCTTTTGGCTTTCTGGCTTTCGACGCCCTGCGGATTTGACCAGACCCCATCAACGGGCCGTGCTCTGCCTCTGCTTTCGCCTGCCAATCATGCACGATGTCCCACGCCTCGCCAAAGCTACGGGCGATCAAGTAAGCATAACCCCGAGCCGTCAAAGCCTCTTCCCAGTCTTTTTGAGCCTTGCTCTGGGTTCCGTTTTCGAGTTTCAATTCGAGGCCAAGCCCGTGGAATCCGCCCTGCGGTTCATAAACGAAATTATCCGGGAACCCCTCAATGTATCCGAATTGCTTGACAGCCGCGCCAACTTTGAAGCCGATGTTCATGGCACCTACGCCAGAACTGCAAAACAGTTGCCGGGGAAGCCGGGTGATGACGTTATGGATCATCGACTTTTGGAAGCCCTTTTCTGTTTTGAATTCAGGCATCTTTTTTGCTCCCAGCGTGCTCGTCAACTGCAAAATGTGGGTCAATGCAGGTTTGTTTTGTGGGCGCGTTGATTGCGTCTTGGTCGGCTGGATCATACCCGCTCAGTATCCGCATTGTGACATCGTGCTGCCGTTGCATCTGACACCAATACTCCTCTGCCAGCCTTTGGAACCTGATTTTCGATTGGCGCTCTTTTTCTGCAACATCCTTCCACACCAAAAGCTCTTCTTCCTTGCGCTCAAGAATTCCAGACAAACTGTCAAATTGAGCCAAAATGTCTGCTTTTGTTTGCTTGGCCATCAATTACCCCCTTCCTTGTCTGATTCATTCCTTTTTACGCGATCTCTGGCCACTTTCGCATACATTGTCAATCTTGACTGATACCATTCAGGCATGGAACGGAAAAATGGCTTGACTTGATCTTTCACGGCGTCGATTTCTTTCTCTGATTCTGCGACAACAAGCCCCGCCTCTGCATTCGTGACCATTTGTTGCCACTTTTCGTGGTCGATTTCTTCTTGGTTATTGTGTGAGCTTTCTGGGTCATCCCCGGTTTCGAGCATGTAGACCGTCAAAATGGCGTATTTTTTCGAGTAGGAAATCGCCTTACCAGCGCCTTTGTCGGATTCGTCGACCCCATACCCAAAAGTCGGAACGGTGATAAAATCCTGCGGATCGTCGGCATTCACGAAATGCCATGTGATGTCAGCCCTGGTTCGCGTGATCGTCTTTTTTTCTATCTTTTGTCGGTCCTTGCCGTATTCCCACCCGTATTTTATATCCGCCTCAGTGATTTCCAGGTTCTGAGGGAATACCACGATTCCGTGTTTCAGTTGCGACGTTCGGACAGCGGCAACCACCGCGTCATGGGATGCGAACGTGTATTTGTTGTCCACTTTTTTCTTTGGGTCTTTTTGGACATATGCGACGTCTTTCATCACAAGCAAAATCCGTTGATGGATGTTCAGCGGTTTCTTTTCTTCACTCATCACATTTCCCCTTTCAACGCTTTCACAACGTTCCACGCCCAAGGTGATGGCTCCAAATCGTCTATCCCAGTTGGATAGCCTGCGGACTCACCCAAGAATTGCTTTTCCTTCCACATTTTGAATCCGATCTCTGCGAGTTCCCATCCCCGCATCTTGAGATCTTCCGACACGCTCATGACCCGCACCCCGTAAGGCTCGGTGTTCTCTACCGCGATCACAATGGTTTCCTCTGTGTGGTGTCCGGCTTCGGCCAAGACCCTTTCGTACCATGCAACGCTCAAATCGTACATCATGTTTTCAAACTGTCGGCGGAATCCGTCTGGACTCGCATCTGCGCACGTTTTCAACTCGATGTTTGTGTGGATGTCATCTCTCCGATAATCCACACGCGCCTTGCATTCAAAGCCGTCAATTTCCGCAAAGACGGTGAATTCGGGCTGCCCGCCCTTGAGGAGCTTCGCGGCTTCTGGGTGCGCCATTACGGCATCTCTCATGGCGATGGCTTTCGATGCAACGTCCTGGGATACCACCGGAAGGCCGGTTACTCGTTCCAAGTGCTCCAATACATCGGATTTTTTCGTTACCCGGTACTCTGTGTAAACAGGGTCGTTTTCCGGCTCGCGTTCATGCACCCACTCGCCAAACTCAGCCCAACCCTTTTTTGACGCCGTGTTGATGTCCGGCATGATGATTGCCGACTTTTCCTCAGGCTCAAGCACCAACGTGTGGACGATGGTCCCCAGTTTCATCGCCGCTGTTGCCTTGAAAGGCATATCCGCATGAAGTGCGCTCTTTTGCACGGCACGCTTGAGCCATGACGATGAGCAGGCGTCTTTTCGTGCGTGGTATTCTCGGTTTGACATCTGGTTCATTTCGACACCCCATCCTCAATGATTAAGGCGCATCCGCCTCGGTCGCCTACGATTGTCCCGAGCGCTTGGAGGTCGTGTTCGACAAGCCACGTCTTGAATCCTTCAAGTTTTGCGTCGTCGAGTTCTTCGAGTTTGTCTACCAGGACAAAACCGCATTCCGGCTTGACTGCTGAGGCGATTGCGGCCGCCACAATCCGTTTATCGCTTGAACTCATGCAGTCCCATTGGTCGCCTTTGTATGCGAGTTTCCCATCTTCGGTAATGTCTAGGCCGTCGATCGGGAGGGCAGCACCATCGAACAGCTCTTGACGCTTCATATGGCAATCGGTGATCGTCTGGGTAAGTTGTGCTGACTTCAGGTTGAGGTCTGACAACTCATCTTTTTTGATTGAGAGCCTCGCCTTTTCGCCGACCGCTTTGTTGATGTCCGATGCCGAATTGATCTCGTTTACCAAGGCAGTGTCATCCTCTGGTTTTTGATTGAGGATGTGTTTTTCGCGATCATATTCTGCCTGTAGCCTTTTTGCTTCCTTGATCTCACCTTTTGCCACATCCTGTAGGTTTTCCATCTCTCGCTTGAGATCTGCCACCCGGCTCTCAATGTCCGCTGCCCTCAGCTCTGCGGCCTTGATTTCGTGTGGAGTTGTGGCAACATCGGTTTGTTTCGAGCTGAGTTCATTGTTTCTTTGGGAAATTGCCTTAACCTCGGCGGCCAAGGCTGAGACATCAACCTCTTTGTCCGGCGTGCCGTCTGGAATGAAAATCCCGTCAATCTGGCTTTCTAGCGTCTTTGCGTCCCTGTTGATGTCCCGGCGTTGTTCATATGCAGCCTTTCGCTCTTCTGCGATCTTGTTAAGTTCATCCCGATTTCCAACCGCCTCCAGGAAAATAGAAAGCCGGTCTTTGTCGTTGCCATGCAGGAACTTCGGTAGGTCCAGTGCAATCGTCCCAATCACCTTGTCAAGAATCGCCTGGCCACCAGAGAGCCCGTCTTCTGTGGTAACCTTCAGGGTAGAGTTTTTCCCCTTCCGCTCGACAATCAACCCATTAGACAAGCTCACCTTCAGATATGGATCTTTCTTTGACTTTCGGTTTTTGGTTTCGCTTGGTTTGAAGCGATTCCCTCCAAGGGCCAGTGCCACTGCATCCAGGTTGCTGGTTTTTCCCGAGTCGTTCGCGCCACCCAAAAGAGTTAGTCCACTATCCTCCAACGCACATTCGACGTGCTTCACTCGCTTGAAATTGTCCACAACGAACGCCTTGATTTTCACTTTTTCTGTCTTTTCCATTTTACCCTCCCTTTACCTACCATTATAGCGCCTTTTCGCCTCGAAAGCCCGTAGTTTACATGATCTTTACATGATCTTTACATTTCCAATTCGTCGGGGTAGAAAAGCGCCAAGCCAAGGTTTTCTGCCGCCCACTGGATGCACGCATCGGAGTAAATTCGGCTTTCCTCGCGCGTGAGGTCACGTGTGGATTCCTTGCCGCCCGGGAGTAGCCCCTTCATGAATTCGTGTACTTCAGGCTCGGATTCACCCCACGCCCGGGAGATTGGCCGAACGATTCCTGACCAATAAAAATCATTCCAGTTTGTTGACCGGCCTCGATCCGATGCGAGTTTTGCGTGATACCTCGCAAGGCGGCAAATGTATTGCACGTCATCTGCCGGGATGGGTTGCCCTGATAGGGCGCGTTCTTCGATTTGCTGGAAGCGGTTTTTTGGCTTATTCACTGGGCATTCCTTTCCGGGGAGGTTGCCCTCCCCTACACGTGCATACCAGCCAAGGGCCTAATTAGGCATCGATGGAGTTATTCGTTGTCAATTACAACCCTTGACGCATAAAATACAGGATCAAAATCCATTTCGACGTCGAACCTGGCGATTTCTTCCCCATGCTCAGTTATATGTAGCGATATAACCAAAGGCCACGAAGATTCCCACCCGTCACAACTCTGGTAGTAGTGTTCGGCACACTCTTTGACTATCCAATCCTGCTCTATTGGTCGCATCAAATCGGATGGGTCTGGGATTTCTATATCGTAAAACGATTCGTCGCATTCCTCTGGGATTCTGTACCAAACTTTCATCACATCCCCCTAGCCCGTTTCCGGCAAGCATCTCGTTCTTGCGCTACCCCTTGGTTGTGGCCATGATATTTCCCAAACTCATACGCAGCTTTGAAACCACTCACAAACAGCAACGCGACTAAGACCCATTCAACAAATGTCATCACATCCCCCTTCATCTCACCCGCAAAACAAAATAACGGCCCAAGTATCCATCCCACACCAAGTGGTACATCTGCCCGTCTTTGCCGACAAACTTTAGTTCACAATTCATCCCATCCCCCTAACCCTTTCCATCACGTTTTTCAACGCGCCTTCATCCGTTGCGCGTTCCTGACGCTTTTCGCCACTTTCGAGCATGTTTGACTTGCTGGCCGCGATTTGGCGGAGTTCTGAGGGAAGTTCGACTTTTACGGTATCGAGTAACATCCCTTCTCCGCACCTGATTGCCCCTGGAGTTCCCCTCCCGGATTCACGCATCCGCTTGTAAGCCTCGCAAAACTCCCGGCGCATGAATTGCAATTCCCTTGGGGACGCTTCACCGATTGCGTTCAGTCCGTTTATTTCCATCAATGCGCCGGTTATCGCCGGATCTCCAAAGTCAACCCACGCCCCGGAATATTTGAGCGCATCAAAAACCACGTTCCATGCCAGCCTTGCGAGCTTTTCAGGATCACCGCCAAGTTTCCGCATGACGGCAGGCATGTCTAAGGGCCCGCGACGCTCGGGGTCCATCACGGCGCGGCTGATTGCCTGTTGTACGTCGATCAGTGAGTAGTTGAGCAATGAATTCCACCAAAGGCGCACAACGTCATCTGGAACTTGCACCGGGAAAAAGGCGCTCTTAAGTGATCGCTTGAATTCTGACATTTCATTGGATTGCATTTCTTTCCTCCTGTTCTCTTGCCCACTGTTCAAGGCTGCTATCTGCAATACTCCGATCATATGCCGTTTGCACTTGTGGCTGTACCGGCTTCATTCCAGCCCACGTTTCCCACTCGCATAATCCCGCATTGCCTTTAATGCGGAAGATATTCTTTAGCTCGATCCAGTAGGTCGGGTCTCCACCATTTTTTTTCTTCATGGCATTCCAATAATCGTGGACAGCCGCCTGAATCTCTTCTGCCTGCCATCGCTTTTTTGTGACATGTGAAGTTTTTGGTTTTTCGGCCTTTGCTTTGATTGTTGACAGTTCACCTGGAGTGATGTGCTTTGGCCAAACTCCAGCAAGTTTATCCAGGAATGGCCAGAATTCATCCACTACCCAAATGGGATGGCCGGTTTTTCGTCCCTTCTTATTGTTTTCTTTATCTTCTCTTATCTCATCTTCTCTTATCTTCTCTGGTAACGGTTCAGGCGTTACATTTGCGTTACACTTGCGTTTCACAGGTGGCTTTTCTCTGTGTTTTTTCACTCGTTCGGCTGTCATTGCTCTTTTTTTCGCGCTTTGTCCGTTATGTCTGTCAAAGTTTGGGATTCTCAAGCCGTCTTTTGTAACCTTAACCCAACCAACGCCTTGCAGCGCTTCACCAAGCCCGTCTATACGGGTGTTTCTGTCGATGTGTTGCAGTGTTGCGCTCTTTATCATCCCGTCCTCTGTTAGTTTGTCTGCCCATTGCCAAAAAAGCACGACAGCCCCAAATATTTGAGTTTCAGGAAGCCCTAACGTCATCGACATGTTAAGGATTTCCGGCTTTTGAAACGTGAATTCATCGACTTTTATCCATGCCACCGTTACACCTCTGAGATTCTGGTAACGCAGACGTAACGCTTTCTGTGTTACTGTTTTTGTGTTGCTCAAGGTAATGCACGGCGCAGATCTCGATAAATCTCGACAAAGACACGCGCATCTCTCTTGACTTCTCGACCATTTTTTCTCGAATGTCTGGGGCTATCATCGCCCCCGTGTGAATCCGGTTCCTCATTTCTACCTCGCTTTTATTATACAACAAACTACACGAATGTGCAATGTGTCACCTTTCGGTTGGTTTCTCCCATTGCTCGATTTCACCGCCATACCCCGCCGGGTGTTTCATCTCGTTTTTTCCCAACTTCAAGCCAATCGCAAACGCTGGATCAACCCCGAGCACCGAACACATCCGAAGCGCGTATATCATCACGTCCGCTATCTCGTCTTGTGCTGCGAAGACATCCGCGTCCTGTCCAGGTTCGAGCCATTGGTAATGCTCCATGAGTTCCGCTGCTTCGACTGCTAAAGCCATGGAGAGGTTTTTTGGCGTGTGGAATCGCTCGTATTTGCGGGTTTTTGCAAATTGGTCAATTTTTGTCATTTGGGCCGTGAAAGAATCATTCATCCGAAAAGCTCCAACTGTTCCCGATCTTCCAGCGCGGACGCGAGGTTCTTTTTTGCGATGTCAAAGTAGGATTCTTTGAGTTCGGCGCCAATAAAGCGACGGTTCATTTTAACCGCCACATACCCTTCAGACCCGATTCCGGCAAACGGCGACGCCACAAGATCGCCCTCTTTGCTCCAAAGAGTCAGCGCCCTTTCAATGACGTCAAGTTGGAGAGGGCAAACGTGCCTCTCGTCATTTTGCGCCTTTGCCGCCCGATGATTCAGGGTGTTCTGAATATCAATGTCCATCCACACGGGAGAGGCATACTTCTGCCACACGAAATGACTGAATTTTCGACCCTCCACGGTTGGCGGCTCCAGTCCAACAAAACGAGTTAGTCCGTTCGGGTGGTCGATTGGCTTTGGATTCTCCCCTGGTTTCCTGAGTGTTACAAGATAATCCGGCAATCCAGCACGGCATAACGCCGAATCTTTGCATATCTGCTTATGAAGCAAGCCGATTACTTTTGATCGCATTGCCTGAACAAGTGGATCTTTCCAAATTACATGTTCGGAATGATAATAAAATCCTTCCTTTTCAAACGCCTGAATAATCTCACCACGGAAGTCCCTGATTCCGATATGACCGTGAGTTGTTTTTGTCGAAGACAAATTCATGCAATGAATCGAAACACATCGACCTGGCATCGTGGTTCTGTAAATCTCAGGAATCAGATACGCGAAGTGCTTGAAAAACTCTTCATCGTTTTTGCAGTTTCCCATGTCACGCTCCAGGTCAGAATAAACGTACAACGACACGAACGGCGGAGAGAATATTGTAAATCCAACCGAATCCGATTCAATCTCCCGATAGACATCCACGCAATCTCCCAGGTGTAATTTCCAATCCGTCCCGGTCGCAATATCAGTTTTATGGTCCTTTGCTTCTCGCTTCATTTCCCCGATCTCCTTTATGGTGTATTCGCTTATATTTCGAGCGATACTTGTGGCCATCTTTTCAACCTGCTTGTGTTTCCTGTCAATATTGTCCATCACCGCAACTTCTGCTTCTGAGATTACGATATGAACATCCACCTTGTTCTTTTGCCCAAATCGCCAACTTCGACGAATTGCCTGGTAAAATTGCTCATACGAATCCGATTAGTGCCGACTCCTTATGCTCCGCCGTGTCTGATCCTTTAATCTCAACAGCGCCGCTAATAGCTTTGGAGAGTGCTGCGCTTTCGTCGTTTAGGTTGCACCATACCAAACATTGCCCATCGGCTCCACTGAGTATTTCAACGGTCTTTTGTGTCCGTTCCGAGATAGACTCGCGCCTTGCCTGTCTGCGCTCTGATAATGTTCTGGCTGGCTCAACAAACAGCTTCCCGTCCAGAGGTTTATCCATCGCCAAGATGTGATGGTGAATTTTGAGTTCTGGCAGATCAAACCCATTATTATCAAATCCAATATCGCTAGGCTTCCGAATGAACACAGCCCATGAAGACACCCACCGCCAGAATTCTACCTCCGCGTGTTTTTTCAATCGTTTGCCATGCTCCAGGCCATTCTTTGCGATAAAAAACATTCCGAGCATTTCCACGCGGGTCATTATTCCAAGAAACTCAACATGATTTCCAAGTTCTTCATAATCATTTGGGGCTGGTGTGGCAGTACACGCCAGCCTATAATCAGTATCACTAAACATGTCGATGATTTGATTTCGGATCTTGCCAGAGTATGATTTCAAAATGCTGGATTCGTCCAACACGACGCCTTCGAACTTAGTTTGGTCAAAATGTGCCAGCATCTCATAATTCGTAATGTTTATTCCGGCGCGAGCATCATCTTGAGTGCGGCATTTTGTGACGTGATACCCAAATCGTTTACCTTCACCAACTGTCTGTGTCGCCACCGCAAGCGGAGCCACAATCAAGACGTTGCCGCCGGTTTTCAGGATCACCTGATGCGCCCATTCGAGAGACTGGATTGTTTTCCCAAGCCCGCAATCCTCGAACAAACACGCTCTGCCCTTCCGAATCGCCCATTGAACGATTGGTTTTTGAAACGGAAACAAGTTTTGATTCAAGTCTTCTTTGTCAACCGAAAACCCCGTGGCTTCCATCTGCATAACACGTGAGCGAATAAAATCTCCGTACTCCATAACCCCTCCCCTTTTTCCCTTGGATCAAATATTAAGCCTTTCTCTGGGATTTCAAGTCTTGGTGTCCATGTCGATTCTTTGCCGTTCCGCAATGACCCGCATGGCTTCGGCCATGAGTCGATCCGTTTCATCGTTTTTTGCAGCCTGAGCTACGATAATTCGGTCAAACAGCTTACTCAACTGCCAACACGCCGCCAAAAAGGCAAACGCCCCACACAGAGCGATTACTGGCGAAAAATGATCCTTTGTGCCGAAGACCGCATCAGAGAGCATCCCGGCAGCGAAGATCCCGCCAAGGATCATCAGGATTTCAGCAAGGATTACGATTCGGTCTTTCATATCAGCTCTTCCCCTTCCCATCTTTGCCAGCCGGTGTAATGTTCCCATTTTTCCTGGACCTGCGTAGCTTTCACGTGGCCAAGAAATCTCACCTGAATGTCAAATCCAAGCCACGTTCTTGGGCGCGCCGATTTCATCAGGGGGGTGATTCCGTGCCGCTGAAACATCCTCCGCACTGCCTGGGGCTTTACCCCGGACCATTCCGCGATATCGTTCGCGGTAAGAAACAAACATGACCTCAGCTCCCCCACACGATCTGTCCAGTTTCCTTTCGCTTTTCTTCCCATGTCATCCCCCTTTAGGTTGGCCCCCGTAGGGGCCGGTGTTGGTTATCAATTGCTTTTTACGTGCGCCCATTGGTACATTCCGTCATCAAGTCGGAAATACCAAAACACGCTGCCATCGCTCGCAGTCTCGCTCACGGGACAGTCCCATGGGTCTAGCTCGCGATCTACGAGCCTGTCCCATGGAGTCGTAAGTCCAAGATGGGATCGCTTAACGCTAATCCCGCGTCGCGTGGTCTGACGGACGGGTGTTCTGTTCGGTACCCATCCAAAAAGCATTGTATCTTTCGCCTGTCGTTCCTTTTTCATCTCGTCCTCCATTACTCAATTGGCCATGCCAGCTACTAATGTTTTCAATTCTGCGTCTCTCTCAATGTCCATAATTGATTGATGGGCAGTAACCAAATGTGCGGGAATGTGTTTCCCTTCCCCGATTTTCCGTGTTGCTACTACTGTGTGGCAGTATTCCAATACCCCCGACATTTCGGCATCGTGCTGGGCTTCATTAAGCATTCTCGCGAGTTTTTCTCTATGTTCGTCTATTGAGCCTGAATACCGCTCAACATGCCAGGGATAACCCCTTAGTCCGCTTTTTTGTGCCAGGTAATAATGTTTCATTGGGTCTCTCCCTTGTTGGTATACCTATAATATAGCCCCTTGGGGTTCCAAATGCAAGGATTCGCAGAGGTTTTTACATAACCTTTACATTAGGTTTACATTGGGGAAACGGCGAAGTTTTAGCAGATTTTTTCGACGACTGACGAAAAGTCCCTCTCCCGAAACATCATCATATCGTCAACGGCTTTTTTAATTTCCCGCTGTGCTGCATGGCCGGCATCGTCCATGGCCACGCCAACAAGCGGAGGATCGAACCTGTAATAATTTTTGCCCAATAGCCACCCTGATTTGATGTGGGAAATATCAGACTGGCCATCAAAAACAATAGGGAAAAGCCGTTTCGACCACCCGTAAAAGCCCCACTTTTTCGCCTTGTTTTTATCAATCGCCTTGAGATAGTGGCCCGTTCCCAGGGAAACCAAAACAATCTCCTTCGCGTTCACTTTGAATTTTTCCATGGCGTAGGAAATCGCCAAATCAGACGGGTTATTTGAATGCATTCCACCGTCAATCCCTGAGTCAGCCGGTGGGAAATAAGTAGGAGCCGCTGAAGTAACCAATCCAGCGTCAACAAAACTCCCTTGGTTTGTCGTGTCGATCAAAATAGGCCGCATGGTTGCCAAATCGTACCCAGTCACCAAGACAGGGGCAGTTGCCTGAGTCAGCACGGCATCTCCAAAAAAGTCACTGAGCACATTCTTGAGCGCCTTGCCATCATATCGTGGCCCGCTGAACCCAAACCGCCGCCGCCTGAATGCCGCGCCCATTTTGGTCTTCCAAAATTCCACCATGTCGCACGCCTTGGGCTGTGACGGGTGGGCAAATGCCAGCCCGTTGAGTCCTCCGCCCGAGGTGCCCACAATCAAATCAAAAAGGCTCCTGACTGGCTTCCCGGTTTTGATTTCCAGTTGCTCCAAAAATAGCGCCTGAGCGTATGCCTTCGCACCGCCCCCGTCAAGTGACAAAATCTTCAACACAATGCCCCCTTTATCAGTTCCATCCATGGACCCAGCGCCGCCTGGTATGAGACGTATTCTCCGTTCACTCGCCCCCACCTCGCCTTTGTTCCCCTGGTGTCAACGTGGATAAAATTGGCATCGGGATAGATCCCAATCCCGCCATTGATAAATTCGACCTTTGCCGCCAGAAATAGGCCGTCCATGTCGGCGGCCCAAATATCAGCCGCCTTCCCAGACACATGCTGACTTCGTTTGACACCACCACAAAGCCGATTATAGACGGAGCACCGGAAGCCGGATGTGATATAGATGGATTCCCCCATAAAATCGCGCATCCGTTGGAGGGATGCCACCAGCACCCCGTCTACCTTCACCCGCCCACAACATGGGCAGGCAAACTCTTTTGATCCAAAGTTGGTTGTCAAGTCCCCCATGGGCTCCGCCTAGACTGTAATCCCTGTCCCGCTATTTCCCAGACGTGGGCCACCTCCAATCTGCGGGCGTTTGGATTTGCGTTTTGCAATTTGATATTCGCTTTTGGGGATTGCATCACGAACCGCCGCCTTTTCGCTTTCGGGGTAATGGTCCACGACTTGGTTTGTCCACTCATTGAGGATGTTTGAAAAATACGCCTTGAGGCGTTTCCGCAGGATCACGGTTATCGCGTCCAGGGTTCTGGCGTCTCGCTTGGCGTGTTCGGCCAAGCTGGTTGACATCTGCATAAAGACTTCCTCGAAAACCGAAGCCCTCGACCACCCGTCCACACTTTCTGCGCTGGTGTCTCTCCGCCTCCAGATGATCGCCCCAAACTCGCAATCAATTGGATGAAAGTGGGCCAACGCGAATAAGATCCCAAGCAGGTCTTGGCACTCGATGATTTCCTGGATCCCATTAGGCTCAACAATCGAAGGTGGCACCCGAAGGAACTCCACGTCTTGAATGGTCCTGATCCAGGGTTCTTCGACGAATGACAGGTCGGATAGTGCGGCATCCCGGAACATGTCCGGGAATGCTGCGTTGTAAGCCTCGTGCGCTTCGATGAGTTGTGATTTGGTCAGAATTTCCATTTTTGTTCCCTCCATCCGATTTAATTAGGCAGCATCGTCCAGACTGGTGAGGTCCATGTAGTAAACCTGAACCTCGATTACTCCGGCGGTGAAACTACCGCTTTGCGGTGTGAATGTGATTTCACACGCTCCAGTTGTCGTGATTTCCGGGACTATCAAGGTGTCCGTTTTTGAGTTTTTTGCCGCCGCACCAGCCGCTTCGATTGATGTGGTTGAACCCGTTGAAAATGCTGCGGTCCATGTATTATCCCCGTCATTCGTCACGGCTGTATCCACGTTCATCGAGCACCCCAGCAACATCGCGCCGACAGGAATTTGAAGTGTGGTCGTAACGGAAGTGGTTGAAAGTGTCAGCGTGTGGACTTCTCGGGCTATCTTGATGTCCAGCTTCCCGGTTGCATCGGTGCCCACAATTGCCGTGTTGCCGATGATGTTCCCGGTCAAATCGCCGGTCACGTCGCCTGTCAGGTTCCCGGTCACATTGCCCGTAATAGCTCCGGCTACTCCGCCCGTAGCTGTAATAGCGCCAGTCACCCCAAGGGTTCCGCCTATGGTGGTGTTTCCAACTACGTCCAATGTAGAGGCCATGTCGACCGCGCCAAGACATTCCACCGCGCCCACAAGGCTTTCAATGGTGGCGTCTTTCCCGGCTGTGGTAACCGTGATGGTTGCCCCATAATCCACATCCGCCGCGTCGGTGACATCGCCTTGAAATGTGCATGTAACGGTTGCCGTTGACACGGTGGCTGTGATTCCGTCCAAGGCATCCAACGCCACCTGGACGGCAGCGGCAATTGTATCAGCGGAATCATCCGTTGTAACCGCAATGGGCACCAGCGTGTCGGCCCCAGCTGTCGGGTTATTCCCCCCTCCGTCAACATTCATCCACACCTTGTAATTGGTGCTTCTTGAGCTAATTGTAAAATATGTTCCGTCTGAATCGTCGGAGTCGTCCGCGACACACAAGATCGTGGTCACTTCATCGGGGGCATTCAGGTCCCCGGTTACGTCACCCGTTACGTTACCCGTTACGTTACCCGTAATGTTTCCCGTGATTGCACCAGCAACGCCGCCCGTCGCAGTCAATACGCCGGTTACTGCCAGCGTGTCCGCCATGGTCACCGGCTTTTTGAAAGCCGCCGTGTAGTTGATGTTGCGCGTTCCGGCATACGCCAAAAGCGAAACGATGAAGACCGGGATAATCCAGGCCAAATTTCGTGTGATCTTTTTCATGTCTTGGTTCTCCTTTGATCCGATTTATCTAACATTTTATCCATTTTTTCTTCGATTCTGTCGTGCCGGTCTCTGACCGTTTTTACGTGAGTATGGATGCAGGACACAAGCTCCGCCTGCTTCCGCGTAAGATCTTCCAAAGCTGCCTTGATTTCAGGCCCAAGTTTCCATGTCTGGACGCCCGCCTGGTTGGGACCATGCCAGCCAAGGCAAACAGCTTGCTGTTTCGACACTTCCTTAAGTTCCGCCACAATTGCGGCCATAGCGTTGCGACATTCTTCTGGTGCCTTGCTGTTTGTTGTTTTTTTTCGTTCAGTCATCCACATTCTGACGATCATCACTACAAGGGCACCGAAAATACCCGTCTGTGAAATCGCGTCAATGTTTGCCGGATTCGTTGCCGCTTGCAGTAGCATCAATGCCCCCTATGTTTCAAAACACCCAATACGTAAGACCAAGAAACACGCCTGAAATTTTGCCTTCGTCCGTCTGTGCCTGCTTGACTTTGAGCACGGCGCGGCATTTCTCAAAATCCTTTTGGAGCGACACACCCCACGTTTGATAGGCCGAATCGTCGCGGAAATGCGCCAAAACTGTCAGGTCATCAAACACAGCCCCAAAGAGCCCTGAGTAAACCCGTCGACGGTGGCCAATGTTGCGAAACTCAACCCGATCCCACGTGCCACCCGCTACGTATCGCTGCCCGAAAAACACGCGAAACTCTGTCGTGTAGTCCGTCTGTGGACCATAGGCAACTTTATCAAGCATCGTGATTCCGGATGTGAATTCGAACCGGTCTTTATAGTCGAGCTGAACCCGCGCACCGTAGGCCCAAGGCTCGTACCCGAAACCGTCGATAGCCTCAAGAAATGGCCCGCCTTTCCAGGCCAAATCTCCGCAAAATAGCAGGCAGATTAAAAGCATGAATCACCTCAATGTTTCGCCACGAATTTCCAAAGCAAGCCCCAAAGTGTTTCCGCGTTCGCCATGGAAATTTCATTTCCATTCCACTCGATTTGATAACGTGGATTTGGGTTTTCGCTCGATTCGTCTGGATCCCAAACAAACTCCACCGATGGATGCACGTCCATCACATCCACAAACTCTTTGACGTACTTTTGTGCGTTGCTCATCACCGCATGGCACGCCGCCTTATCGGCTGAGTAGGTCTCGGATTCCGGGTCAAGTGTCGGATAAAGATCGTAGGCATATGAGATCAACCCGGTTTTGAGCGTGTTGAGGTCGGCAAGGTCCGTCTGTGGCCACATTCGCCCGAACTCTTGCGCCATGACAGGCATTGCCAAAAGTGCCAAAATCATCAATAGTTTTTTCATTTTCGAATCTCCTGTGTCAAGTTTATGGCGTGAATAAACGCACCTCGTATGCGACTTTTAATGATCCGCCAGTTCGGTTTTTCAAAACAATCCCGCTTCCGTTATCGAAGACGCACGCCTTGGTATCCGTGTCCGCGTCGTCTCCGTTTCCCTCGTTCGACCCAAATGCCGTAATGGTTCCATCCGCCGAAAAACTGAAAATCAATTTGTCCCACGCATCTCCGAACATCGCCTCTCCCCATCCAGCTAGGCCAGTCGGGAAAACGATTGTCCCGTCATCCGCTACGGTTTCCACGCCACGATAGATATCTAGTCCGTTATGGTCTAGGTTTTGTTGGGTGATGGTGATGACTTCGCTTCCGCTCGTTCCGTCAATGGTCATCATTTTGGTTCCGCCCGAATAAATGTCTAACACATCATCGGCTGATTCGTCGATATAGGTGTCGGTGTCGGTTGCGTCAAAGTAGAGGTTTCCGCCTACGGAAAGATTTCCAGAGACATCGCCCGTCCCCGTTACCGCCAATGCCGAACCATCAAAGGTCAAGTTTCCGCTATGGAGCAAGGCGTCCGGTGTTGCGTTAGTGTAGGGTATCGCCCCAGCCGTGAATGTGCCTGGAGTATCCGAAAGTGCAAGATAGTTCGTGGCCGAAGACTCTAGGTCAACACCGTCGAAATACAGCACGCCGCCGGTTTGGTAGAGTTTGCTAGTCGTCGTTCCAGGTGCTCCGGCCAAGTTCGGCACCACCATCACCGAATCCGCAGCGGATAATGTGATATCGCCATCAACGGTTAGGTCTCCGGTGACGGACACCGCGCCGGAAAAGGTGGATGTTCCGGAATCCAAAACAAGCGTTTCGCTCAAAGTTTGTGGCGTGGTTCCGCTTGCCCCTGCCACCGTAGTCCGGAAGATCAGCTCTGCCGGGTCTTCGTTCCCCGTGGACAATGGAGCGTCGAAATAGATGTCTCCCGCCGCGATGTTCGATGAGCTAGCATCCCCGCCTGTTGACGTAAGGTGGAAATCCTGCGGCGTTGGGCTTGTGACTCCCTCGCCTATGTAGGCGGCGGTGATGGGTGCTGTGTTTGACCCAACGACGAATTGATTTGCGGCTGTAGAAGTAGCATATCCGCCTAACATCACAGAACTTCCGCCAACTGCGGACGCCCCAGAGTAATACCCTAAACTGTTATTATAATCCCCTGCAGCCTGATACAGTGACCGATATCCACCGCCAAAACAATTACTCCCGGAATTTTCCTGTAATGATAATCTACCAACCCCTACGTTGTTTGTGCCAGAATTAGAGGTGAGCGCATACGCGCCAATTGCCAAACAATTATCTTGAGATGACTGAGCACTATTGCCTACTGCCAACGCATTGGACCCGCTAGGAACAGGTATAATCAGATTTCCAGCCTGTGAGATGCCGCCATCAGATTCAACTCCAAAAATTTCAGTAGAACCATCAGATTCAGTAATAGAAAGTAAGTCAGCAGTTTGACTAGCATCAGCTTCTATCTTCAAGCCTATAACATCACTAGATAGATCTATAGTTACTGTACTGGTTAAATCTAAACCACCTGTAATTGAAGGAGTTCCACTAAAATAAATTGCACCTTCATCTAAAATTAAAGTATCGTTTAAAGTCTGGGGAGTAGTCCCACTAGCTTCAGTGTTAGTGGTTCTAAATATTAATCTACCAGGATCAGCAGAACCTGTACTTTGCCCTACGTCAATATAGAAGTCTCCAGCGGCAATATCTGAACTACTAGTGTCACCACCTGTTGTGGATAAATAGAAATCCTGCGGCGTTGGGCTTGTGACTCCCTCGCCTATGTAGGCGGCGGTGATGGGTGCTGTGTTTGACCCAACGACGAATTGGTTTGCGGCTGTAGCAGTAACGCCACCCCCAAGTCCAATTACGTAATCGAACGTGTTTGAATGTAGCGTACTATAGCCAATACCTATTGCATAATTCCCAGAATTTCCATACATCGTATTATGCCCGCCACCGAAACAAAAATTTCCCGTATTTCCGTATAACGTGTGATATCCAAAGCCGTTACAGCGAGCACCTGAATTGTTACTCAAACAATTATGTCCAACCCCATTGCAATAATCCCCAGTATTTGATCTCAACGCTCCCGAACCTACTGCCGTCACAGCGACTTTAGACACGTCAACAAGATGCCCAATACCAAGGCTATCGGCTCCACTCGGAACAGGTATAATCAGCGAGCCAGTCTGTGAGATACCACCGTCTGCTTCGACTGCAAAAACTTCGGTGGAACCGTCTGATTCAGTAATTGAAAAAGCGTCTGCTGTTTGCGAGGCGTCGAGTTCGATTTTGAGCGGGATGATGTCGCTCGAAATGTCAATCGTTGTCGCGCCGGTTATATCTCTTGTACCGTCGAGCAGGAAAAACACAGACGGGTCAAACCACGACCGGACGCCCGCCGCCGTGGAGCTGAGGAAATACCCGTCGCTTGCCGGGTTGCTCAGCCACGCCTCAACGTCCGATCCTATCGCCGTTCCAATCGTTGCACGCACCGTCCCCGCATCGGCATCATCCAGGATCGTGCGGGCGAACGCTGTGAGATCAGCTTCCGCCGCTGTGTCGAGCGCCGTGGTATAAATCATTTTGTCGGCGGCTGTGCCCAATGCGGCAATGCTGGCCAAAAAGGCGTCATATGCTTGCACATCTGATCCAACCGTCAAGCCGATTGAACCTCGAAGCGTTGCGCCACTTTCCACGCTCCAGGCTGGGGTAGCATTGCCGATCATCACGCCATTGTCTACGGGAGACAAGTCAGCGATTGTCCCAAGGTCGGCGTCATACGCTTGAACGTCTGAACCAATTGTCAAACCAAGAGAAGTTCGTACCGTCGCCCCGGTCTCAGTTGTCCAGTCCGTCCCGTCGCCTACCTGAAAATAACTATCGGTTGGAGTCAGCGCGGCGATGTCGTCAAGATCATCGTCCCACGCTACAACGCTCGTCCCTATGGCAAGGCCAAGGCTAGTCCGCGCCGTAGCTCCAGACTCTGCCACCCAGTCGGTTCCATCTCCAACAATGATGTTTGAATCTGTTGGCGTGAGCCCCGCAATATCATCCAGGTCATCATCCCATGCTTGGACGTTTGTGCCGGGAACTAAAGACAGGCTAGTCCGGACTTCAGACGGGGTTTCCCCAGTCCACGTTGCCCCGTCAGAAACCATCATGGTCCCGTCTGCGTGCGTGATTGCCTCGATCTCTTCCCACGTCGTACTGTCGCGATCGTAGACGTACAATGATCCGAGTGTGTTTGAGTTTGTAACACTTACTTGGTCTTTGACTTCCAGCGATCCACGGGCGAGCGTGAGCGTTGACCCCGTGGCTGTAATGACAGCCGAAGCCGCATAGGTTCCAATCGTCCCCGTGTCCGTCGTGTCAAATGTAAAAACGATAACCCCGGTCGCTGGATCTGCGATGGTCCCGGTGACCGTTTGCCCCCCGTCTGAATTGGAAAAACTCATAGTGGCAGAATACCCGGTCAGGTCTTCCACCGAAGGCGTCCCACTTTGACTGTCGTAGAGTGTCACCGTCACCGTGGGTGTATCCCCCTCCAGCACCGTCAACGCAATGGCCAGCGGGCTTTCGTCGGTGTAAACGGTCAGCGGATAGTCTCGCGTGATCGCACCACAAAACAGGCCAATCCAGGCCGCCAAAATCAGTATGGGTTTCCGCATCGCTCCCTCCTATGGTGCAGGCGTCTCATCGTAACTATAACTACTCTCAGTTCGGCTTTCGCCGGGGTCCGCCCCTGGGATGTCGTCGTTGTCAAGCTGCTTGATGGCATAAGTCAAGATTTTTTCAATTAGGTTCTCTGTGGTCCACGCTGAGCAGTCAACATCAAAATTCGTTAAAGGAATATCATCGAGCCTGAATGTATAGTACCCAGGTCCGCCCGCTCCAAAATCCTCATCTTCATCGCTCGCGCCGGAATACTGGCCAAGGCTGCATATCATGTCGATTTTTACGTCAAACAGTTGGTTATCGGATGTAGCGTTGGTATCCCAATCTCCGGCGTCATATCGCGGTGAAAGTTTGACTGAAAATTCCACGGGCCGCACAAGATTGAGCCCCCCAGATGGGACAAAAGATGGGCCAATGTTTAAATCGTCTTCATCCAATGGAGTCGCGATTTTGGCGCGAATCCCGCACCCGTAATCTGAAAACTTAACTGTCATTTGGTGGGCCCTCCATTACAGGTGGCGTCAATTCTGATTTTATCCCTTGGGCCATTTGTTCAAGGTTGATAATTGCCCATTCAAGCTCAATCCGGTTTAGACTACCCTTAGACTCGAGCTGTTCAACTAAGTTTCGGAATCCTCCAAAGCATCGTTGCATTATCATTTCTGGGTCCATTGTTTCCCTCCAATTAGGTCAATGTTACGTATTTCCACGCGTAGGTAGCTGCGCCGGTTCTAACTCTTATCCACAATCGATATTGTGGAGTGGAATAATCCGATTGAACGAACCATGGCGCGTGTGTTGATGCGTCCGTTCCAACACCTGGCCCGGTGGCGGATGTTTGCATTGGAGCCAAATTGTACGACGTGGACGGACTCCAATTGATTTTCATTCCGGTAACGCCGCTTGTAGACTGGTATGTGTGGCATAATGTAACGAGGTAGTGTCTACCCGTATTATTGACGCCCTCCATAGTTGCGCCGTTGTAGTAAGGGTTGAAAAGACAAAGATACCCGTTTTTGCCATCGATAAATGCATAGGAGTGCAGCCATTGGGTATTAACGGAGTCGTTGATGCTCACAAGATACGGAGCTAGCCCAATAGTTGATGAGCTAAAAACGTCCCCATCTAGGCAGAAAAACTTTCTGTTGTGCCGGTTGTTCAAGGTAAAATCAAAGTTTGGAGCATTCCATCCAGCCGAAATGTCGATTCCACCAATCACTAAACCGTGAGCATAGAGGCCGTTGATCATCACATTGACCGAGCTTCCAACTGCTCCATACGTTTGTGAATCTCTGACCCATATCGCCGCCGCCTTTTCGCGTGATGCGTTAATGAAGGCAGTTTCTGCCACTTGCGCCGGACTAATTCCATAGGCTCCACCTGGAATCGGCTGTATGGCTGTATAGGCGAATGTTCTCCCAACTCCCTTGCCCAATCCTATGACCATCTCGCCACGTTTTGTAGGGTCATCATAATGGGAATAAAAAAGTGTTCCAGCTTCCGAATAGTAGTTGGTTGAAGAAATGCCGCCCCAATTGTGGTACGCAATTTTAGTATCACCCGAGCATTCCACGGCAAACGTCGGCCCGTTTCTTACGAAGAACCCACCAGAAATCCCTTCACGCCTCCAGTTGTTCGGGCTTGCCGCTGCATTCGGCCGGTGTGGTGCGAAAACATATAATCCACCGGCCCATTTATCGGCGGTGCTTGTCCAGTTTGGTGCATAATTATTCCAAGAATTGGTACACATCACGACGCCAGCGCCCCGGTAGTCATCCCCGCCCGAGTTGTACTCATTGATCGTGCCTGAATAGTTTTTCCACATTCGAGAAACCCGAGCCAGCGAGACAGTCGAAATGTCCGTGGCCCCATTATCCATGAATTCGCCCGTTTCATTCCGGCATTTGAGGCCAACGTAAATCTGTGGGTTTGAGTTGGTGACAGCCCGAAGATCAATTCCGGTTATGTCCGGAATGGTTTTTGATCGAAACGGAGGCCCCTCATAAAGCAGAGTGCCAGATCCAAAGTTCCCGGATGTGATCGCCCCGGCGGCATAGGTATTGTAGCGAATCTCGACCGTTTTGACTCCTGCGTGGGTGTCCTGAGCGTAGTCCGTCAATAAAGTGACGCCGAAAGTCTCCGTCCAGTCACATCCAACAATCCCACTTTGGGCAATAAAACCGATCAATGCCGTTAGGGATTTGTAAACCACAAGCGACTGGGGGAATCCGTAAATGTACGGCTCGTCTGAATCCCCGTGCCCATGTGAGTTCCTTTTGGTAAATCTCAGAGATAGCGGGAAAACTGTGGTTCCGCCATACCCAGACCGTCCGTTGATCTTGTATCCAGATTCGTTAAATGGAATCGGGACATACCCACCACCGCCAAAATATCGCGTGGTGTCATCGTCCACATATTTCAACGTGCCTGCAAACGCCTGCCAGTCTTCCGCCGCCCCATAGTCATCGGTGAGCCATTCCACAAGCGGATCTCCAAAGCTGACCCAGTTGGGATAATACAATATGATATTTGTCAGCCACTCACTTCCAAGCCCATGCTTGCCAGCGTTTCCAGAGGTGATGTAGGGTTGGATTTGAACGTAATCATTCAGGGCTGCCGAATCGTTTGCCCCGGCTGTGAGGGTGATCGTTGCGACGGTTGCTGTGAGACTCACTGAATCAATCTGCCCAATCCACTCCCAGCTTGTCGGAGTTGCTTGGTGAACCTCCGTGCTGGGTGTTGCCCCCGTCGTGTATCTCACGATTTGCATTCCAGGGACAAGACTCCGCCCGTCAAGATCGCCAGAAATCGCCTTGAGCGTGATCGTGGTTCCGGTGGTCCATGCCGCGTTTGCCTTGAACCGGTAGGTAGGAAAATCGGTAGAGTTGTGAACATAGACGCCCTGGGTTGATCTCACAACTGCGTTGACGTGAGGATTGAAATAGGCGTCATCGTGCTTTTTGCACTCGATGATTACCTTTCCATCATTAAGTTTTTTTGAAACCAAGTGCATCCCAAGCGGAGTGCCAACGGTTCCCCAATCAACATTATTGGAATTGTGATAGACCGAGAAATAATCGTCTGGTTCCAGAAGTAAGGCCCAAAGCGCGTCCGTTTCGAAAGTGTACGTTCGCCGCCCAAGGATTTCACGCCTTGCCTGGAACAGCGCCTCGCGTGCAATCAATGACCCGCCCGTGTAAATCGTTGCCGATCCGTCCGTGGTTGATGCGTTTTCGCTCAATGTCAAATGAGTCGCGTCTGTGATAACCGATACTTCGTAAAGGTTCCCGTCAATCTCGACCGTTTCGCCTTCTACCAACTCCGTGGCAAATGCTGTTCCGCTTCCTGTAACAGCCGCCGAACCCGTGGTAATTGCGACTGTGCCAGTAGCCGCTTTGGGGTCAAACTCATCCGGGTGGTAAACAGCCGACATGTCGATGGTTTCTTCTTGGCTCTTCTCCCACTTTGCGCGAAAGTCCATAAACTCCAAGGGTTGTTTTAGCGTGTATTGATAGGGCAGTCCGTTGTTGTCCCCTGCGTGCATGTACTCGACTACGAACTTGTTAGGCACGTCTACTTCATCGTCCTTTTTTTCCTGGAACGTCCCCGCGATGATGTTGGCGTCGTTGAAAACTTTCCCGGTGTCTACAAAGGCTGCGTCTGTGGATTTCACCACTCGCGTGAATCCATAGGCCCCATTGACCCAAGTTTTTTGAAGCCCCGCAGAATTCAAAATGTAGTCAATCTGCTTCTCCGCCGCCTTTGGCTCCTGAATTGCCACTCGGATATCAAAGCCATGATCCCCAGATGCGGTTCCATCTGCAGTCTCGCACCAATCCGCCCACGCTTTGGCAGAAGCAAAATCAATCTTGGAATGTGGGATTCCGACTTCGTTCATCAAAAGGAAAACAGCAACCCAAACCGGATTGGTTACCGGGTCATGAGATCCGGCCACAGCCTTGTGTCGATAGGCATAGGTGACCGCGTTTCCCGATGCGTCGTAATTGTAATGTTTGATTCCGTGACTTCGGAAAAACACCGTATTCCGCCGAAAATCACCATAGGATTTCCACGCGCTCAACTCGTCAATGATGACGTAGGACAAAACAGGATAACGCTCAGACCCGCCCATGCTCCCAAGCGTATCTGAGGAAGTCATGCTCCAGTCGTTTGTATTGACAAGCAGGCCCTCAAAAAGCATTAATTCCGTCGCCTCAATCTCCCAGGCGGAAACGATGAAGCCGAAGTTTTTTAACTCGTTGTCCTGAGCTATCCCCCATGCACCCTCTGAGACAACATCATGCCCAAAGATCAGGGGATAAACATCGTGATTATATTTATGGACCGCCACGATTATCCTCCCCTACCCATGCCCTTATTGGGCAAATACCCACTTTGACCGTCCAGCCCATTCGGGAAAGGGTGCGTGAAGTCAAAATCAGATGTGTCTTTCTTGAGCCCCTTTCTCCATCGTCCTTCCGCTGTTCCAGCCGCCGCCGTCAATTGCTGAAAGGGATGATCCGGATCTGGATTGTCTTCGGTATCCTCGATACATTCCCATTGATCCAAGCTAATGTCAATCGTGGGGAGTTTCGTCTTGAGCATTTCGACAGAATTGATACACTCAATTGAGATTATCAAATCATCCCATTTCGATTGGTAGCACCGCCCAGTATCAATCACCACTTTTTCGGCAGAAACAGGCGAGTAAAATCCAAACGCCATATCAGCACCTTCGAGTTCGTCGGCTGCAATCGCCGCGAGAAAGTCCGCAATGTCCCCGCCTTCGATTTCCGCCCGGACAATGATGATATCCATTGACGTCTTGGACATCTCTTTCCCGATTGTCTTTGAGTATGCCGGCGGCTTTTTGAGGTGCGCTGTTCCGCTTCCGTTGACGTCGCCCTTGAGCCCGGTCACGGTTCCGAATTCAAACGAATCCGCCCAAGCCGAATCATAGATGGTTCTGAATGTGTACTTCTCGGGTGTTGCCTTGGTCGTTAGGATATCAACCCACCAATTGAGATAGCCTGTTCCGCTTGTGAGTTCGGTCATGGTTGACCCAGTGACTGTAATCATGTGAGCGCCTCATACCATCGGACTGTTACAGTCACATTCCAACGATGCGCCGTCGGGTGGTCAAGTATTGGGGCGCTATCATAATAGACGGTTTTGTTTTGCGCCGTGCCATCCTGCCAAATCGGGAGCGTAAAAGACGTGTGAACATTTTTTGAAAGCCAATGAGCCCAAAGCGTAGTCCACAGCGAACCCGTTCGATAAGCATACTGTTGAGAAGCCGTTCTCCAACAATTCGGGGTTTTATCCCTTCCGCCTGGTGTTCCGTCGTAATGCTCGACCAGAAATGCCGGGGTAGACTTAACTCCATATGCTTCTGATGTGGGTGTGTTGTCGCTGCTTGGCCATGCCATTTTACAACTCCCTCATGTTCCGTTCAAGTGCATTCCGAACCGCGCCGCCTCTTGAGATTTGGGTTGACACCTCTTGGCTTGCTTGGTTCCTCATGTGTTCATCCCATTTGCCTGGGTCCCAATCAATCGTCACTGTGATGTTTTGGTCGCCTCCGCTTGTCCCTGACTGATAGGGATTATAGCTTGTATTCCGGGCGTCGTCATGTTTCGGGTTTGAACTCATCCCGGTTCCGGCACTTCCTCCTCCTCCGCCCGCCGCGCTTGCGGTCTGCCAATGCAGCCCCGCCGCGATCAGATACGATGCGCCCGCTGCGTAATTCTGAGAAGCGAAACTCATAGCCGCCATTGCCACCGAATACATGGCTTCCCATTTTGAGATCTTGGCGAGAGCTTTCCCTTCAGCGCCTGCCCTCATCATGTTGGCCTTCATTGCCCCGAATCCGGCTTCTATTTGCGCCTGGAATCCTGCCAGCACTGCCTGATTTCTTTGGCCTGATAATTCGTTTTCGGCGTTTATCTGTTCAGTTTGTTGGATGTGCGCCTTCTGCATTTCTTCCATGTAGGGTTCGTAGGCTGCCGTCAAACCCTGGATAGCCGAAATTTCGCCCTGGATCGTGTCGATGTGTAGCCGCCGCTTCATAATTGAGATGTCAACTAATTCGGCGTTTCTTGTGTAGGTGTCCCTCTCGGCGGCTGCCGCGATTGGGTCGATGATACCTTCGGTGATCGGTTCGACTCGCGTCATGCTTCTTGGCCCCTGTGCCTTCACGTAGGCGTCTTGGGCTGCCTTTTCCTTTTCGGCAATCTGATCTCTGACAAGCTGAAGGTTTGCTGCGAGTGCCAAATTTTGTTCTTTAATTCTGTCGGTCTCTGATTTTATCAACCCTGCCGCTGCTTCATGCTTGATGTTTTTTTCGGCCATCTTGTCAATTAACCGGATATGCAACGCGACGAACTTTTCCAGCACCGTCATATTTTCGGCTTGGCCAGCCGCCAACTCCATAAACCTTTCGTGGGCTACGCGCTCTTCCTCTGCAAGCTGTTGATACCCGCTGGTCATTTCATTGAGAACGTATGTAATGGCATTCAACGCGCCCGACGCCGCCACGACTTCGCCTATCTCTTCCTTGAGATCCCCGTAAGTATTCGCCGCCGTTTGTAGTTGCCCGGTAACAGTATCCCGCAACATCGCCGCGTTTCCCTGGAATTTATCCGTCAATTGCTGGATAATGTCTCGCAAAAGCAAAGACTTCTCTTTTGTCCCGTCAATCTCAAGGCCGTAGACTTTCAAACCTCGCGTGCTGCCAGCCATGCCGGACAAAACTTTTTGCATTGCTGCCGGGAGGTCTTGCCCGGTAGCCGCCGCAAAGTCGTTTATCACCGGGATTGCCTTTCGGATCTCTCGCGACGTTGCCCCAAACTGGGAAAGCATCGTCATCGCCTGAAGGTTCATTTCATCGCCAAAAATACCCTTAGCCTGCATTTGTTGGGATTGTTTTATCAGGAGTCCAAACGCCGCCTCGCCCTCTTTGCCAACGTCGGTAATCTGAAACTTCAGTTGCCGCAAAGCCTGCTCTTGTTGCTCATAATATTTCAAGGCTTCCTTGGCCCCGGCATACACCCGCTGAGCACCTACCATGCTGGCAAAGACACCCACATAGGAACTAAGCGCCTTCTTTGTGGAGTTCACCGCCTTTTCGACGTTATTCATTCCCTTTTTGACGTGCTTCGCGTGTTTTCGGTACGTCTCTGTCGCGTTGTCTTTGGCCTCTATCCGAGTGCGAATAATCTCTTCACCCATCACTGTTTCCTTTTGGTTTCGTTCGTTTGCTTTCGCATTCATTCTGCGCGTGGCGATATGTTCGCCATCCGTCGATAAATGCTGCGGGCTGATTTCCCAGACCGCCTTCAATCGGGAGGGTGTTCAAGGTTTCGATGTCCGCGAAGAAATCAAACACAGCTTGGTTCATCGGGTCAATCGCATCCTTCACAGGGCAAGGGTCAAGATCAATACACATTCCGGCAAGTTGCTGTGCGGGGTCATTCGGCTCCAGCGATTCTATCTCCCCCGGATACGGGCAAGCATTAAATCGGTAGTGTCCACCTTCAAGGCACATGGGGCACCCGATTGCCAGCCGTTCCGAAAAAGTATCATTATGGAGCACTTCAATCACCCGCCTCAGCTTTTTTTTTCAGACTCCGTGAATACGTGCAATTCTGCCAGCGCGACAAAGACGTCATCCTGAATATCTTTCGGGCAAGCGTCAAGGTGTTCGATTGGGACCACCATCCGACGTTTTCCGCCCACAACCATCGGAACTTTCTGAAGGTTCTTCGGAACGTCCGGCCCTTCCAGGTTTGTCAAAACTTTGGAAAGGATTCTAGGTTGCTCAAGAACAAAGAAGCTGTCCCCGTTCATTGATGCGTTGGTTAGATGCGCCTGAAGTTCAATGTAAGGAAGCGGGGTCAATTCCGCTTTGTGTTTCCCTACCTCGACAATCCGAGGAACTCCAGAAAGTTTGTTCAGTGTTTTCATGCTCATTTTCCCTCCAAGGTTATGAGATGGTAATGGTCAAATCTCCGTCCGTCGTGTTGCTGACAGGTCGGAACGTCGCCCCTTCGTGCGCCAACTTCCCAACCCGTTCGCCCCTGGGAATCGTCACGGGTTCACAAGTCCCGGCAATGGTGAAAGTATTCAACGCCCCACCATCTGCCGCAATCGAGAAAGCGTAGGTATCGCCAGCCACCCGATCAGCATAGAGGTTCACCCCATCGGCTGTACTCAGGATGCGTGGGTTGCATGAAATCGACGGTTCCCGTTCGTCCTGGTGAACCACTTCTTCGACTCCGTTTGTGGCGTTAACGTTGGTTGCGAGTTCCACCTTATTCCCGTAGTCAAGCTCGAACTCCGTTGCACTCATTAAAGCCGTTGAGATGTCGCCAAGGGAAAATGCTGCATTTTTGCAAAGGATCAAATCAGCTTCGGCGTCGGTGACAGCCGGAACAGCGGATTCGTCAGGCGCAACATAAAGCCCCATGCCCTCGAACTGGATTTTCCAATACTGGTTCACACTCCCGATGATCTTCCAGTTCCCTTGCCAGCCGGTACACTTGAACCGCTTTCCGCCCCAATTGAGGTAAATGGTTACGCTCGAATCACCGTCCCAATCAGGCGAATACACCAGCGAACTATAAGACATCCGACAAGCCAAAAGCAACGGGTCAAAATGTGGCACCGCTGGCCCCGCCTGGCCGGATCCCTTGAGATAGCATGTCAGGTTCACGGGCACAAACGGCCCGCCAAGTCCGCCGCCTATTTTGCGCTGGCTTCCTTCGTGCATTTCCTCGTTTTGAAGATCGTCGCCGTCAAGATCCCATGAGACTTCCGTACAAAATACGGCGTCCCCAGTTCCCGGCGATGGATCGGTGCCTTTCGTGACTTCGGTTTTCACGAGCACCACGCAATTTTTGCTCTTGTAAGTTGTCATGGTTCAAACTCCTTATGGATCTCTCTGCGTGTCGCACTCGATCACAAGCTGCTCATAAGGCTCGGATCCTTCGCGCTCATAGTACCCGCTCGGGGTGATGTCAAAAATGACTCCCCCAAGGGTGTCGTTTGCGTTGATGATTCGGATGATGTGGTTGGCAAAAGTTCCCGCTATGTCCTCGTCTGGTTTTTCCGGCAACCAGCACACCAAAGCGAAAATCTGCTTAATCGGTCGGTCGTTTGTGTTCAATTCCCGTTCGAGAAATTCCCATGCGGGGTCTTCCTCGATGACCACTGCGGGTTTCTGGTTTGTGCCTGGAGTTGGGTCTCTGCGATCATCAAATATATGCAACCTCCCCGATCCTTTAGGCACGGTTTGAACCCACGCCTTCAGCGTCGCATCTGCGAGGATGGTTGTTTTGATTGCGTCTATGATGTCGCTTGAAGTGGTCATGTCAACACCTATTCAGCCTCCCAGGCATTCCGCCTTTGTCGGGGTAACTCGTGTTTTCGGTTGCCGTTTGGTGTAGCAGGTTGCGGGTCACTTTCTTTTCAATGATCCTAATTTCCCGGTGAGCAAACTCCGCTTGTTGGCTCCAGTCGTCGCCCTCCGCTTTGCTGGAGTCTTGCGCGTAAAGCTCTTTTGCCTTGAGCCGTGCAATCCTTTTCAGCAAGGGCGGGATTACGTAGGAGTCCCAATGCGTATCCGGGTCAAGGTTGTTGGGGTACATGTGCATATCATTGATATACCTTTCCGCCTCTTTGTGATGAGTTTCCTCAATCCCCGAAAAGCGGGTCCCCTGGAAATCCATGATATCCGAATACGTGGCCATCTTACACCACCATCCTGAGCGCCACCGATACTTGTTTCTGCCGGTCGTAAACAGCCGCAACCTTGAACTTCAGTCCCTCAAAGTCGAAAACATCGTCCGGCTTGCACGCCTTCGTTTTTTCGTCTTGGGTGTAGACTTTCGTTTGCGGGGTCAAGAATCGGATCTCTTTGGCCTTGAATTTCACGACGCAAATTTCCACGACCTCGCCGCTGATCTCCCATTTCTGTCGGCACTCGAACAATGACTTGAATGAGATCTTTTGCTTTTGCCCTTTTTCAGCTTTTGGCAATTCAAACATCCGTTTCGCCTTGATCATTTTATCACCTTCATTTTTGCCCCTTCTGCCGCTTCTTTTGTTGCCTGTTTCAACGCCTTTGCTACCTCTGGCCCAAGAACGCCTTGACGAAAAGCCTGGGTTCTTCGTGCCCACAAAAACCGGTGAGGTTTAATCCTGCCCCGGTTGTACCCCTTTTTTGTCCTACGCTCTGGGGTTCCGTAAATCAAAAAACGAATCCAGTAGGCGTTTGGCAATGGTCTTTTTTTGAACCCCATGGCCGTCACAAGATAGATCGCGATTAGGTTTTTTCGCCTCGCTGCCTTAGCTGGCAGAAACTTCCCGCGAACCGCCGTTCTTAACCGCCCATACCGAACGCGCCTTGCGCGGTATGATGGCGTCAGCTTTGCCTTTCGCTTTTCGCCTTCGAGCATCCCTGACCTAACCGACTTCACAACCTTGCGCCCAACTTTGGCAACAGCCTTCTTAGACAGCGCCTTGTTGCGCTTGATTTTCAACTTCCAAAAGTCTTCGGAGTTGCTTCTAGTTGTGATCGTGGTCTGCATTAGTCAGCCTTTTCTTTCGACTCGCTTGGGTTTCGGTTTCAACACTTCGACGGTTACGGACTTATCAAAGGCGTTCCATTCCGCCTCAATGTACTCCTGATCATCCTTGGATAATGCCGGGTCGATCATAACCAGCTTAAGTTTCCCTTTTGGGTACTTCTCAAGCTCAAAAGCGTGACCCGCTCGCGCAAACGTGGCCGAGCACCCTTTTTTGTTCGCGTACTCTTGGGCCATTAAGTTGAGATCGTACATCTCATCAATTTGCTCTTTTTTCGATGGCGCGGCAAGGTACAGGAGCGCCAAGGTTTTCATTCGCTTTTTCAATTGTCGTTGCATCTACGCACCTCTTTCAAGATATGCGGGGGCCCCGAAGGACCCCCAAGGGGAGGAGTGGGATTATTGTGACTGGATGCAAAATCCAGCCGTTGATTTGTCATCTGCCGAAACCAAATCCCAGTTGGTCGCGGTAATGAGGGCTGCGTCGTTCGGATTGGCTCCGCCGTTGGCGACGTCATACTGGAATCCCTTGACGCCGATGGAGAAGGCGTACTCACCTTGAATTCTGTTCACAAGGTTTTCAAGTCCAGTGACGATTTCCGAAACGATGTCTTTCTTCTCGGATTCCTGGACAATCAAAGCACCCTCGACCAAGCCAAGTGTATAGTACTGATCCGGGGTAGGAGATGCGTTGACCAATCCGGGAGAGTCGCAAACCACGACGGGTTTCCCAAGCGTCGCGGGTGTGCCCTTATAGATTGCCACGTCTGCCACGTTCGCGATTGCGTCCGCGTACTGATCTTTAACCAAGGCAAAATACGGAGTTGAGTGCATCACCCAGCAGGCGATCTTACTGGCTGCATCGCCAAACAACGCCATTCCAGAGATGATATCCTCAGACCGCATGCTTCCAGCCGTCCGGTCGTAAGGAAGATTGGCGTACAACGCGGGGCCAGCCGCCCGAAGAACGCTGTCCACATAATCTTTCATGATCGCCTTGGCAACTTGCTGGCCGATCAAAAAACTCATCATGCTTGGGTCAAGTTTCATGTTTTTCCATGCGTCAAGCGTTTGCCCCAAGGGAATGATCTTCCTTTTTAATTTGACGAAGATCTCTTCTTCCATGGTCAGGCCGGTATCTGCCACAGCCGAAAGGCTTGTAACGTCACGCCGGGCAACAATCCCGGAAACTGCCTGGAGGAAAGATTTGTAGACGTATGCGCCTGCATGGTCTTCGTCAACCAAAACAATCGCACCGTTGGAAGATTGGTTGAAAATGTCCGTCTGTTGTTCTATTACTTCTGTGTAGCCCGCCCAAATTTGCTCGGTATCGGGCTTGAAATCACTGGCAAGTCCTGCCGCCATAACAAACTCCCTTTATCGTGGGAGCGCCTTGAACTTCTCCAGCCCATGCGCTGCCACATAGGCGGACTTTTCTTGGTCTGTCATGTCGTCTCGGCCCTTGGTCGGCATCACGGGAGGTTTACCCAAGCCCGCTTTGTCAAGATCCGTTCCACCGCCTGCCGGTGCCTGCCCAGGAAGCCAAGTCAAATTCCTCTCTTTGAATTCTGTGATGAATTTGCTCATCTCGACTTTCCCGATCCATGTTGCTATGCCGTCTTCGCCTTTCTGGAACATCGGCGCAACCTGATTAAACGTATCTTGCCGCCGATCCTCTACGGGACCGATTGCATCCACAACCCTGAAAATTTCCGCGTTATATCGTTTTTGTTCACGCTCTTTTTGAATAGCCCCAAGCTGGGATTCTGCTGTCTCCAAACGCTGTTTCAATTGCATCTGTTCAAGGTTTTTCTTCTCAGCATCCGACATCTGGCTTTCAAGGTGTTTTTCAAGCGCATCAATCGAGTCGAATCCATGCCGACCCAAAAAGCCATCAAACTCCTTTGATTTTGCCGTTCGCCGTGTGAGCATTTCGCCTTTGCCCGTCAGTTCGTTTTTCAGCGTGGTGATGAGTTCGTCCTGTTTTGCTTGTTGCTCTTTGAGAGCCTGGAATTCTGCGGTCAGGTCTTGTCCCTGTTGTTCGGCGGGTTGTTTCTCGGGCGCCGGTGCCCCGTTGTTCGCCAGGTTAGGCGGTAGGTCAAGTGCCATTATTCGGTCCCTCCAGTGTCACTCGATATAGCATTTTTGTCGGTGATCGGTTTTTCGAGCCGATCAGTAATTGATTTGGAAATCTCCGGGTTTTGCATAACCTCGGGTGTAATCTTCGGCAGCTCTTCAGGCATCTTTTCGTAAGCCTTCGTCACTTCTTTAAGCACCTTTTCCCTTGCGTCTTCGCTAAGCGGAATGGTGGTGGTCGCTGCATGTTTTTCAAGCTCGCACCTGAATCGCTTTGAGACCCACGGGATTTGAAACAATTTCCCGAGACGATCGACCCGGTTATCATTGAGGATTTCCAGGTTATAGTTCTCGGGATAATGGAGCGTATCGGATGATTCAATCACATCTTCGTAATCGCCTTCATGCCCTGAAACTTTGAGAAATAATCTCAACAAGTGCCGTTCAAACGCTTCTGCTTGTTGCGCCAAATCTCTGACGACTTTGTTTGTTTCCTCGGATTCGAAAAGACGTTGAACGGCGGTTGCTGGTTTGTTCCCTCGATTCGCCGCGCTGAGTCGCATGATCTGATAGCAATAATCTTGCAGCCGATCCATCGCCTTGAATCCAACCTCAATGGGTTCCGGCGATGGTGCGATAAACGCCGGAGCTCCGCCAAGCTGTGGGTCATAGGCCAAAACGGTGGACGGTCCCGCGTTGGTCTCTGTCGGGATAGCGTCGATTTCCGGCTTTGTCAAAATGTTACACCAGCAGCCGACAAGTTGGTCATCAGTTTCCGAGGTCAAATTGAACGCCCTGCGGTTGACCTTTGCCACCTGCCACGATTCTTTCGAGCCGTACAATCCAGAGACCGGCGGAGATGACCATAGCGGCCTGAAAGGAACTTCTCCATATCCGTTTCTTCCTGAATCGATCAATCTAAAAATCAGCTTGTTGTTTTTGTCTCTCTCTTGCGCGTAAAGTGCCCATGTGTCCGGAGTCCAAATCCGAACATTGTCCATTGCCACATGTGGCTTCATCGGGTTGCCGCGCCCATTCTTTGACGGCTCGTAGTGTTTCAGCCAGTCGAACCGATCACCAGTGATATCCCAATCTGGAATTTGCAGCGGGGTGAGAATGTGTAGTTTTGGGGGATTCGCCTTGTCGTCTGCTTTCGTCTCGCTTTTCTTGGATGCCCGGTCAATACCCGCCACCGTCACGCCATAAAGCATTGCCTGAGTCATCAAAAACTTAATCGACTCATCCCAGTTCCCGAACAGTGATCGAACCGTTTTTCGTGGATCTTCCGGGAGCCCTTCAAAGTTCCGGTGAATCCCCGTGGTGGTAATATACGTCACGGGAATGCTGACCAGCGTTCGCATCAGCGAAACAAAGTAGGCTCGCTTCCTGCGGAGTTCGTATCGGTCCTCATCTTCTCGAATTGAAAAATAATCGAGATAACCCGTCGAATCCTTTTTTGTCCCGTCTGCGGTCCTTGTCACTGCCAGCTTTTTGGGGATGTCCAGGAAACCGCCATCGGAATTATAGGCATCCCGCACAAGCTCGAGGTGATCCTTAGACGCTGTGTAATCCTCATGGTATGTCAACACGCCATCTTTTGCTACCGAGGGATAAAGCGTCTCCTCAATGGCCGCATGAATGACCTCATCTTGCTGCGTTGACGTACTGTGATCTATTGCCACAAGTTCACCCCTATAAGTTCTAAGGTAAAACATTGTGACAAAAAATGCAAGTGCAAGTGCCAAAAAACGTCACATGACAGAAAATGTCAATTCAGCGGGCGGCCTTGCGGTCCTGCTTTTTTCATCCTGCGTTTGAAATAACTGACCGCCAACTCAAGAGCATCAATGCAGTCGTCATGCTTTGCGCCAGGAACGCTTCTCATTTGCTTTTCCAGCTTCGCCAATCCAGGACGGTGCAAGACTTGCCCCGCCTCCCAAAGTGGCAGAATCGCATGGTATCGTGAAATTTTGTCAGTTGATGGCCGCCACGTTGTAACCGGGAGCATTCGATGTTTGAGGAGGTCACGAAGAAAAAATATATCGCGCTTCGACTTGTTATTCTTGAACGGGTCTTCCAGGACAATCCACTTGGCCCCATGCCTTCTGTACTCGCTCTCGATATTGTCAGCGAGTGCAACGCCGCCCCACCTACCAGAGATGCAGTTCTCAATGACCATTTGTCCGGTGTTTCGGCAATGCCTTACCGCACATATGGCAGACTCATCATTAACGCTTTTCTCTCGAAATGCCGTGTCAACTCCGAGAACCACTGAACCATCATAATGATCCGTTGACCGAAGAAACATATCATCAGACCAAATCCGGCCAGTCATGACTTCCGCATCATTGAACATCTGGAGACGAAAAGCTGAATTCCCCATGTCGAGATACATTTTTTGAAGCGTCTCGACTGAAAACTTTTCAGGCCAAAGCGGTTTTCTCATCTCGTCTATGTCAGTCTCAGGATCATCCACAAAGCATCGGTTTGTTCCCTCGTTGATCTCAACACCCGAAGCGATTAAGTTGGCGTAGTAATCTTCTGGACTGTACCGAGTTCCAACCCAAATCCGTTGGGTCCATGGCTCCATAGCGGGTTCAAACGTCATCGCGATGAATTCAAGCAGGCGCTCTCGTTTTTCGACGAACCGATAGTGTTGGATGTCCACCACATCATCGCCTATGGCCACGTCTGGGTGAAAAGACGTCAAGCCAGCATCAGGGCCAAACGCAACCATAGACGGGTCAAACACGTCATCGGATCTTCCAGAAACGGCGAATTCCATTTTAAGCCAATCTTCACCCTTGAAATCCCCAAATAGATGCGTAATGACATCCATTTCGAGTATGCGCCTGGTGTTGATCGCCCAGTGTTTCGCCTTGTTTTTCGTCCCGCTCAAGCCGACAAAGCGCAAGTCACGGTTATTGATGAGCCCCCACGGGGGAATCAGGCGAGAGGTCCACTGGCTTTTTCCGTGGTCCCGCGGCCCAAGGATCAAACTGATCTGATTCCGAATTGCCCGGTCCATCCACGACTTCTGAAACCAAGTTGCCTTGAGTCTCGGCCAAATGATCATTGCCAGCACCAACGGATCACACCGGCAGCAATCAGCAAGAAACTCGTCCGCGTCGTCGTGGTGGTCATGACCCAACTCGATGTAGGTCTTTTTCACCCAACCCAAATCGAGTGGGTGATAAAACTCGGAAAGCAACGCGCTCATGAATCGTTCCGAAGTTCCAACTTTTTGACGATCATGTGATGAAGTGCCTTTTTCTTCTCATCTTGCAGGTCAACCAATGCCGCCTGAGTTTTTGCCATGAACTCGTCCGCGTACATTTGGCGCTGTGCCCCCACTAGCTGAAGCGTTGCTTTCGACAGCTCACACGTCCCGATGATAAATTCACGTGGTGTGACAATCGGCACGCCCTCCTCATCCCGAAGCCCCAAAACTTCCCATGCGTCGTCAATCCTTTTCCAAACTACCTGGACTTTGGCCTTTTGTTGCGCGTCCAATGTGTCCACGTCTACTTCATCCCCCTTGACGGGAACGATGATTTCAACCGATTGCTTGGTGTTTTTTCTGGCTTCCTTGCTGGCGAGTTTCTTCGCGGCCTCTGGCGTGATCTTCTTTCCTGGAATACTCCAGCCGTCACGCTGGCCGCGCATAATGATAGCCGTTCTTTTCTTCCCAAAACGCTTGGCAGCTTCAGAAGCGTTCATTATGCCCGATTCCAACGCCGTCTTGATGTCTTTCCATACCGGGTCATTATCCCGACGCCTACTCATGATTCTAAACTATGTCATTTTGTCACAAACGTCAAGATATTGTCACAATGAGTAGCGGGAAGTGTCACAAAAAAAATGATTGCG